AGTGCAAAAAGCTAAACCTGTATAAACTACATTAGAATTATTTTTAACTTTTATAGTATAGTATTTATTTTCTAAAACATCTAAAACTACGCTAGTTTGAATATAGTATTTAGAAGTAGTAAATGTGCAATTAACTTCTGTTTCTACATTTGTTTCTTCATCAATTAAAACTATAGAAGTAGCAGTAGTACCATTTACAATAAATCGTAATGTTTGTACTCCTACCTGTTCTTTTAGTATTATCATTGTTTTATTTTAAAAATTAAAAAACTACAAATTTGTTATAACAAAAAAAGGGTAGCAAAAAGCCACCCTTTAAAAGTAATATAATTAAATATTAAGATCCAACAACAACAGTAAATCCTGCACCTACCAAAGTATCTCCGATAAAGTTAGCTGGTACTGGTTCCATACCTGTTAAAGTTAAAGTATATCCAGAAAGATCACCCATAGCACCACCTGTTACAATAGTACCACCAGTTACATCCATTCCGTGTTTTAATCCTGCATAAAAGAAATTACCATTGTTATCTTCAACAATAACTTGTGGACGACCATAAGCCATCAATTTAAGTTGTTTATTGTCTACTATAGATAATTTTTTAAATGTTAAAGCTAATACTTGTTCAAAGAATGTAGTTCCATTCTCTCTCGAACTATTTACATTTTGTGTAAATGTAGAAGCACCTTTTAAATCGTATTTATAAGCTGTAGGAGTACCAGCAACATCGTCAATAACATCTGTATTAGTGCCGTTGTAAGTGTACCCTGTAGCATCACCATAATTTACGAAATAAACAGCTTTCAAGCCACCTACTGAATCCTTACAAGGTTCAATTCTGCCTAAACTTAAGTCGCAAGCCATATATATGTTTTTTTTAAAGTTATTAATAAAAAAAAGGATGGTGTTTATTCCACCACCCTTTTAAGTTTAATCTTACTAATTATTAGTTAGCAGAGTTAGTGATTCCGTAAGTTACGATATCTTGTACATTTCCGTATTGTACACCAGCAGTAAATCTAGCTACTACTCTTACATTTTCAGATCCGTCAAGATCAGCCATATCAATTAACTTAACAGTATTCAAGTCGTTTAATAAACCTGTACCGAAATATAAGTTAGATTTTTCAGCAGCAATAGCAGTGTTAGCAGCCATACCATTACAAACGAATATTTTAACACCATCAAAAGTAAGTGATCCGTTATTCCACCATTGAGTACCCATAGTGTTAGTACCATTAGCACCTAAACCTGAAGCACCAAAACCACCTAATGCTCTTACATAAGCTTTAGCAATATTTTGAGATACATAGATATGTAAATCTTCTTTTCCGTAAAGTGCAGCTGGTAAAGCGTCAACGATTTTTCCTAATTCAGCGATAACATTTGCAGCAGTAACTGTAGTTCCAGCAACTTCTTGAGCAGATGGTAAAGCAGCATCAGCAGCTAACAAAGTAGCGAAACCTGCAAATTCTCCTGCGTTAGAATTAACTCCTCTCCAGATGTTTTGTTCTGTTTTTTCAGCAACTTTAGCAGCTATGTGAGATAAAATATAATCAGCAAATGATGGAGGTAAAGAGTCAAATGCAGAATATCCCATTTGTACTGCTTCCCAGTCAGATTTGAAGTCACTTTTACAAAGTTGTAAGTTTACTTGAAACTCTTCTGGTTGTAAAATTCTTTCAGTTAAAGTTACAGTAGAAGTAGCATCAAAATCACAGGTTGCGTTTTTAACGATTGCATCAGTAGCAAGTTTTTTAATTACTTCTTTGTATTTTACATTTGGTTTTACTTCAATACCACCATTTTCGATAGTAGAAGCTGATAATAAAGCAGCAGAAATATATTTCCCTGCAAATTCACCAGCGTAAGTAGTTGTAATACTAGTTGTAGTAGCCATTTTTTAGTGTTTAATTTTAGTTATTATTTAATTTTTGAAATTTTACTTAACACAGTATCAAAAGTATTTTTAGTTCTTGATTGTGAGTATAAGTTTAATTTAACTTCAGAAGTTGCTTCTGGGTTGTGAGTTAAAGGTTGTGCAGATAATTCTACTCCTTCTTCTTCTTTTTCTTCTTTTAAAGATTTAATTTCTTCTTTTAAAGCTTCAATTTCTGCTTTTAAAGCGTCTACTTCTTCTTTAGAAAAGTGAGATTCTTTAACGATAGATTCGATAACTTTTTTAGGAGTAGCAGTTTCAGACATTTCTTGTTCAACTTCTACTTCTACTTCAGGTGCTTCAACTTCAGCTTCAGGCATTTCTGCTTCTTTAACTTCAGCGATAATACCTTCTTCAACAACGATAAGCATCATACCATCTTCTAGTTTGTACTCACCAACTGGTAAAGCGATACGATCTTCTTCGTTAACGATAAAAACAGGCATACCAGCTTCGAAAGCTTCGGCTTCTAAAACCGTTCCGTTATCTAACTTCATTTGAGCAAGTTTTACTTCCATACCCAAAATGGTTTTGATTTGATTAATTACATTTGACATATTTATATTTAATTTAGTTAAATACTTTATTTTAAAATAAACAATTTTTAATTTGTTATATTTTTAACCTCTTGAGTTGTTTATTACTCTAGCTGTATTAGTGTTTGTTACTTGACTTACACCTTGACTTACTAATGAACCTACACCTTGATTTTGTAAATCACCATTACAGCACTCTGATTTATAAGTTCCGTCATCACATAGACAACCTTTTCTTCCACCCTCTGGGCTTGTTTTACTTTTTGTTTTTTTCATTTTTATTGATATTTATGGTTTTGAGTTCTTTGTATAAAATAAATTACATCGTGTAATTGACCTGAATGACTAGCTAACATTTTAACGCTTATTCCATTTGTAACTACATCATCATCTGAATAGTATTGAAAAGTCCTAGCATAAGAGTGTTCTACATTATTGCCTTTAGGAAAAGTAATAATATCTCTTACTCTATCGTAAGGTGTACCATTACCACCCTCTAAATACACTTCCATATATCCGTTTGCATTACTTATTTTAGCTTTAAATGCTATTGTAACTATATAAACATCGTTTTCAAACTCAGCTTTTAGTTTATTATTAGCATAAAAATCAGTATCAGAGTGAATATGTGAATCTAATACATTACCTTTATTATTAGGTACAACAAAAGCAGTTGTATTAAACGAATAAGGTGAAGCAGTAGTATATTGTGTATCATCGTATCTAGCCCATCCTAAACCCATTTTATCAGATTGTGGTGGGTATACTCTTACTTGTTCATTGTTGAAACCCATAAATAAAGCTTCATCAGTAACTAACATAGCACCTTGTTCGATGTTTACACTATCTACTTCGTTTTGAGTTGCCTCTTGTATATGTACTTTGTATGCTGTATTAGTAGTTGTAGCCATTATATGTTTCTTAAAACTTGTTTAATTTGTTCTATTAAAGTTTCTTCTTCTGTTAGTTCTTTACTTAATTCTTTTTTAGATTCTAATTTGTCAGCAAAGTAACCCTCAAGTGAAAACCCTTTAACTTTACCTGTTTTAACAAAGTCATTCCAAATTTCATCATTATCAACTTTTATAGAAGCCATCCAAGTACCAACTGGTACACTTAAATTATATAAAGCAGATTTGTCTTTAGTTAAATCTTCTACTATCCAAGATTCAACAACTGTTAAACCCTCAATAGCTTTTTGGTGTTCTAAAGTGCTATTAGATTGGTTACCTTTTTTTAAGAATAATTGTGAAGCTTTTACTACTGTATCTTTTGAAAAGTAAATGTAGTATTCAGTATCTCCACTCTTTCTATAAATAGGTTTTTCTGGTATTAATACAGCACCCATTAATATACGCTTTTCTTTAGATACTTCTGCAAGTTTAACTTCTTCTGCTTTTAAAGCTACAAAGTCCGACTCTATTGCAGGTGATTCTACTACGCTAATAGCTTCTACACCTTGCAATTCTTCGTTATCATCTATAATTAGTTCGATTAAATTCATTTAGTTTTTATTTAAAAATTAATATTATATTAAATTGTTATTTATCCTAAAGTAGCGTTGTTTACTATGTTTCTATTCAAACTTTGTGCAGATGTTACATTACTTGCAACTACATAAGCTTGTACAGGTGGCATTCCTTGATTATTCATAACTTGTGCTAATTGATTTGTACCACCAGCACCAACTACATTAAAACTAGGGGCTGCAGGTGCAGCACCACCTCCACCACCACCTACATCAGCACCACCAGCACCACCACCTCCACCACCAAGAGCAGCTAAACCTTTAGCAGTACCAGCAAGATTGGCAGCAATTCCAATACCTGCATTAATTTTATTCATTACTATTTCAGTAGCAGCTAAAGCAGCACCACCTGGAAGTAAAGCATATTTTAATCTAGTAGCAGCGTTTGCAGATTGTGTATTAATTATAATTTTAGAAATACCAATAGCACTTTCAGCAATTAAAGCAGCTTTTTGTAAACCTTTGCTATTTTCACCCATAGATTTAACTAAACCTACAAAACCCTCAATAGCTTGTATCTGACTTTGTTGAATACTTTTCTTAGCTTCTGCTACTCCTTTTTCTCTATCAATATCTTCTTGCGCTTTTTTATCTTTAGCAGCTTTTTCTGCTTCATCTTTTGTCTTTTGTTTTTCAGCAGCTTCAGCATCTGTTTTATCTTTTAACTCTTGATTTAAAGTAGCATACTTCTCATTATATAAAGCCATTAAATTAGCTTTCTCGTTTTCAGTTTTAGCTATTCTATTTATTTCTTCTAAATCTCTTTGAGCTTGTAAATCTAACTTTTCTTGTTCTGTTTTAGCATTAAGATTTAATAATTCATCTATATACTTTTGCTCTAAATCTAGTTCAGCTTTCTTTCTATCTTCTTCTGCCTTTCTAGCTTCATCTGCTTTTCTTTTTCTTTCTTCTGCTGCTTTTTGTGCAGCTTCTTGTTGTTTCTTAGCAAGTTCTTCTTGATGCTTTTGTTGTTCTTCTCTACGCTTGCTTAATTCTTCTTTTTCAGCTTTAGTTTGTTCTTTACTACCTGATTCAAATCTTTTATAAGCTTCTTCTCCACTTTTTACAGCTTTATTAAAACTATCTTTCATTTGATTAAAACCCTCTTTAGCTGCATCAAAATCTAAGGTAACAATACCTTTCATCATTTTAATATAACCACCACCAGCTTCTTTTACATAAGTAAATAAACCAACAAGACCAGAATAAAATAAACCAATACCTTGTGTAATATAAGGCAAAGCTTTCATTGCTAGATCCATAAAAGAATCTATTAAAGGTTCTAACGCTCTAAATATACCACCAAGTATTTTTTCAAAAGCTTCTGTTAAAGGTTTTAACTTCTTCATAGCACTTTCGTTTTGTGAAAATGCAGCAGCTAACCCTGCAACAGCAGAAACTATTAAACCAATTCCTGTAGCTTTTAAAGCAGCACCAAAAGATTGTGTAGAAACTTTAACTTTATTAATTCCTGCACCTAACATACCTAAAGGTCCACCTACATTTTCTAAACTATCAACCCAGTCAGATGAAACATTCTTAGCAGATTTAATTTTATCTTCTAAGTCATCTATTTGATTATAAAGCTTTTTAAAGTCCTCACTTCCTGCAGCTGTGTTCTTTAATTCTCTTTTTAAAGACCTTAATTCAGAAATAGAACCCTCAATATTACTGTTTACATTTAGATTTATTTGTTTTTCGATTGCCATTTTAATTTTCTTTTGATTTGTCTATATCCTTGTTTAAATGTATTAGGTAATTCATTCTTACCTTTCGCAATTTCTATATTTTCACTAACTCCGTAATGATCCTGCAACTGCAGTAATTGAATTATATTTTTAAGCATTTTGTATAATATCTATATATTGTTTTGAATCAGGGTTATGGTATGTAATTTCTATTTCTTTATACGCTACCTCACCTGTAGTATTATCATCAATAGGTACTATAAAAGTTCCATCTGCATAATTACCTGAACTATCGTAAGAAGTAGGGTTATATTTAACATCGTAATATTCACTATTTAATTTTAAAATAGTAACTTCTAAATCTTGTGCTGTATTATCTACATAAAATGTTTGTTTTAAAGCAATTTTACCACCAACAGAATTAGATACTTCTCTAAAATCAGATATTAATTCAAAATCAACTTCACCTGTAGTTAAATCAGTTGTAAATTGGTTTATAATATATTTTTTATCCTTATAAACTATTTTATCATTTAATTTAATATTAGACAATTCTGTAATAGGCATAATGGCTTTTAACTTAACTACCCTACAACGAATATCGTATAAACCACTGATATAATTTTGATACCATAATTTAAATAAAGAATCAGAAGCAGTAGTTGCAGTTTGCCAACTTGATATTTCCTCGCCAAAGTTTAAACTTGCAATATCGTTGTTTATGAATAGTTCGTTTGAAAATCTTTGATAGTTACTTAAATTATAATATGATGAACCTGTATATAACTTAATGCTAGTACCTAAACTTTGTATATTATTTTTATACATTAAAATAGGTTTTGGTTTATATGGGTTTAAATCTTTATCTATTAAAGAAGTAGTTTGAAAGTTACCTATTGTTGAGCGTTCCCACATAACATCTTCAAAAGGAGATTTTATTTCATAAGTAGTGCTTTCATTACTTAAATCATCCTCATAAATTAAATCACCATAATCGTACAATCTTTGAAAAGTATTTCTAAAAAAGTTGTTTAATACATTTTCTGATTTTTCGTGTGTAAAAGTTAACTTTTTAAATAACTTAGTTCTTTCTAAATCTACGCTATCGTTAATTACATAACTATTAATATTTATATATTTGCCATAAGCATAATAAAACTCTAAAGGTTCTAAATTAAATTCAGTTTCACTTGTAGCAGTTATAGTTAAATTAAATAGTTTTATTAATCCATTAAAGAAATCTACTACTTTCATATCAGGTACATAATCACCAATATTTATTGTTTCTGTTGTGGATTGACTAGGAGATGAATAAAAATGAACTGACTGCCAGAAACCAGTAGTAGTCCATCCAAATGGACCTAAATGTGGACCATTAATTAAACTGTTAATTATAAGTTGACAACTAAATGTAAAAGGTGATTCACTTTCTATTTCATAATAAAAGCTTTGATTTTCATCTAAAGCAAAATTTGCAGAAAAAGAATAATCGCAAGTTCCGTATTGGTTATTAAGTACTTGCCTTAATGTTCCATTTGTGTTTTTGATTTTTAATCTATAAGGAATAGTATTATTACTTACACTTATTATTATCCTATATTCTTCGTTAAATTTTGTTACATATTGTTGATTTGTATATGTAGGAAAATAAGGGTTTAATAATAATTTTTTTACAGTAACATTATCAGTTGTTAAACTAAAACCATCAAAAGGAGTAGATGGAAAAGTAGCTGAAACTAGCGTATTAAAATCAACTTTAACAGGTGCTGTATAAACTGTTTGTTGTTCTTTACCTTTGCAATATAAATATAAATTATTCCAGTAAGAAGTATCAAACAATGTACTTGTAAAAGTAATTCCATAGTGAGATTGCATAAAATCAAATATTTTACTTACAGGAATAGCAGGAAATAAATCAGTATAATCTATTGACTTAGCTATACTTCCACCTACAGAAACATCATTTGTGCCACCTGTTAAATATTCATATTTATTTTGATTACCAACTAAAGGATAACTAATATCATCTACTATAGTACCATCAATTCTTTGTCTAACCTGATCAAAGGTATAAGGGTGATTTAAACTGCTATAATTAAAAATAGATAATTTGTCCTCTTTAAATAAATCCTTTATTTGTTTTACCTTACCATAAAAAGTAACTGAAAAGCTTTCAACTCTATTGTTTTTTTCGTTTGCTTTCTCTATTTGTATTTGACCTTTCTTAAATGGTATTGTATTTATTTCTATTATAGCATCATATCTAACTCTTTGGTCAAAGCCATCATTAACAGCACTTTCATTCCAATAGTTAAATATTTGGTTATTAGTTTTAGATGCAGGTACAGTAAAGCTTTGTGTGTAATCAGTAAATACCTTACTTAAATCGTTTACATTTTGAATAGAAGAAGTTAAACTAATTTTTTCATCTTTAAATAAATCTATTCTTTTATAAACATCAGTATATTCAAAGTAACCACCTAAAGATTCTACCCTGCTTAATAAACAACTTCCAGCTTCGTAAACACCACCATCAGCTAAAACCCTAGCTTCAAAACTATCTACTAAAGCTACTGATGTATCAGTGTACTCATTGACCTTTATATATACTTCTACATCAACCATTATACTACATTATTTATTAATGAACTTGCAACTTCAAACTCTAACTCGTAGTTAATTACTTTGTCGTTTAAATGTGTTTTAAATTGTTGTGAACTATTCTTTATAACAACTGCAGAGTTTATAGTTCCATCTGCTGATTTTAAGAAAAGGTTTTCTGATAAAAATATATCTTGTATATTAATATTCTCAGCTTCTCTTATCCAACCTGTATTACATTTAATAGTTTTGTTTCCGTTTTTATTAAATATTCTTTTCTGTCCGTTATCTTGGTCATAAGGAGTAACCCATTTGCCATTAAAAGTATTAGTGTTATATTCAGAACCTTTTACATTTATACTTTGTGTGCTATTCTTAAATAAAGTTATTTGTTGTTTACCACCTAATCTATTTATAAAGCTTAAAGAAAACGGATTATATTTTATTTCACAATTAGGATATAATATACATTCGTAAATTTTATTTCTCGGAACTGATGGACTTAATTCAGCTATTGCAAATACTGTTTTAATTAATTCACCGCTTATTATTGGTGCAACTACCATTGGAATCCTAAATTTTTCTACTCTTTCGTAATCACCATTTTCGTAAGTTATTGTTTGAGTATCTGTTTGTGGAGTACCACCTACAAGTACAGTTGAAGTATAAGTTACAACAACATCTAAAACTTCTAAAGGAAAATCTACAATAAAATCTATTGTAGGAATTGTGTTTGTATTATAATAATAATTAAGATCAATACCTGAAGCATTAAATGTATTGCCCCAATTACTTAACACAGCACAAAATGTATCGTTTGTATAATTGTAAACATTATAAGGATTATATCCATTAACTCCTACTAAATAATCGTTAAGTTCTTCTACCCAAGTAGTACCATTATTATAATAAGTAACATAGTGTACATTACAAGCACTAGATTCATTATTAAAGGTGCTAATAGCATCATAAACAAAAGGGCTTATATTATAGTAGTTATAATATTGTGTGTTACTATAAGGTAACTTCTCTAAAGTTTTAGTTACTACAGTAGGTTCAATATATCCTACCCTCCAAATAGTTAACTCTATTTTAGTAGCTGTTGCAATATAATTCCCTGCTTGTATAATATAAGGGCTTCTACAATTAAATACTTTCATTTTATCTTAATCTTTTAGTGTATCATTCATTAAACTTTCTAAATCTAAACCAAACTTCTCTATCAATTCATCTGGTAGGTTTTTAAATGCTGCTTCAAATGGCTTAGTAAAAAACAAACTTGGTTTAATACCATTCTTAAAAATAGCACTTCTAACTAAGTAACTAGTTTGCTTATAACTCATAAACTTACCATCTGGCTTTCTAAACTGAAACCCTCTTCTAGTTACCCAATCAGTAATTGGTTTTGCAGGTGGCATTTTAGATTTATAACTAAATGGTGTGTTATATTTCTTTTCAGTACCACTAACCCCTTTGTCTTGGAATACTCCGTAATCTTCCATTATAAAAGCTAACCTAAAACTATTTGGTCCTACTTCTATTTCTCTATCTAAGCTATCATAAAGTTTTTTATCTACATTCTTACCTAACCTAGTTAAGTTACTCCTAGATTGCTGTATAACATACTTAGCAAAGTCATTTAAATACTTATATGTTTCTTTTTGGTTTAACATATAGTCATATCATTTGAAACTACTATATCAAATGTAACTGCCCAACCTGCTAAATCATTTTCAAACCTTTCAGTAAACGGCTCATAACTTGGATTGCCTGATAACTCATAATTGCCATCTCTTAAATCACCCCTGTTAAGTAAATCTAAAACCCTTGTAGCTAATAAGTGTTGTGTATTCCAAATATCTACTTTATTATCTTTTTCTTTTTGGTTTATAACATCCATACAAAGTAAAGTAACATTAAAAGAAATAACATTACCTTGATGTGTAGATGAATTAATCATTATATGTGTTAAAGGAAATATAGTTCGTTTGTTTAAATCTACTTCAAATATATCTCCCTCTGTTACTGTATTGCAAAAAGGTTCTGCTAATAAAGCGTTCTTAATTGTTTGTATTAAATTATATATCATATTTTTTTAGCATTTGTGATTCTATTTCTTGTTTTTCTTTTTCAAAGGTTAGGAATGTAAGTGCAGCTGTGAGCTGTAATCTCGATACTTCATTAAATCTTCCAGCATCTCCTTTAGCGAGAGCATAGAAAGAGCTATACCATCCCCACTTAGATCCGAATTGTGTTTGTCTATCATAGCTTGCACCTGTGGATTCATCTCCAAATAATTCAGGGAAGAAATCAATAATTCGTTGCTTAAATTGTAAAAAAAAACCATAGCACCTAAAACCACATCTAAAGGCATTTGCTTCATTACATCACAATAGGTTATACTTCCGTTGTAATCTTGTATTAAATACTTATCACCACTCTTATCTGTTATTGGTCTGTATAATACAGCCATTGCATTGTGCATTTTATCCCACTTACCAAAGTAGTTATCTAAATCGCTAAACTCACCTAAGGTAATATCATCTAAGTTAGGAATAAAACCAAAGTTAGTATTACCAAGTTTAAAGATAGGTTTAAGCTTATAATCTACGCTAAACATTCTGTCTAAAGTTTCTATAATTTCGTTAACTTCTTTTAAAGGAATTAAGTCAACTAACTTTAAAGGTATGTTACAAAATATCTCTATCATTTTCTGCTGTACAAAATTACTTTCTGGATTGTTCTCCATAATAGAAACAAATCTTTGGTATTGCTCTAAGGTAATTTCGTTTAAAGAAGTAGGTATAGTTATTTTAACCTGCATATTTTATTTTAAAAATAATTATTTAAGCTAATTGTATAAAGTACTTATAAAAAGAAAAGGTAGCCATTTCTGACTACCCTCTCAAACCAAATTTAACCTAACTAATTATGAAGCTCTTTCTCTATAGTGTAAATATAGTTCACTTATTTTATCGTGTAACTCTTGATCTTGTTTATATATTTTTTTGCCTTGTATCTTACTTCCGTTTATGTTTACTTCTAACCTTACTTTGTTAATCTTTCTTCTGCCATCCATATAAAACTCTTGTAAGCAAACAGGGTATATTGTTATACCATTATTAACGCACCATCTAAAAGCTTCCATCGTTTTATCGTAATCCTTTAAGTATTGCTTCAAGTTCATTTGTTAATAGTATTTTGTCAGTTGTTTTAAAATAATCTCTAAGTTTAGTTAATTCTTTTCTAGTGCTAGATATTTTAGCTTCTAGTTCTTTAACATAATATTTAGCTGCTTCACTTTCGTAATCTTGGTTATCCCAAAATCTATCCTCATTACTTGGATCGTAAAACTCCTCGTGTTCTTCTGTAGGGTCTTTATAAAATAAAATCATATTCTAGCTATTTGAGTTATTACATAGATTAAAACTAAATAAGCAAATGTAAGCTGTGGTCTTTTGTTCTGTAAAAAGAATTTAATAAATGTTTTCATAGTTTTTTGTTTTTAATTATGGTGTAAATATACAAACAATATTTAAACTAAAAAAACTTTAACAAAACTTTAACATTTGAATAGCTACTTGATACATAGCTTTCATCTTTTTAATTTCACCTACAGTTCTAGGTAAGTTAATCTGTACTTGCTGCCCTGTAATGTGGTGTATGTAGCATTGGATAACTGCTATTATTTCTCCGTAAGTCATTTGTTTTATTTGTTACACAAATTTAGTAAACAAAGTAGCTTCCCTTGTGAGGGTTTTCTAATTGTGAAGTTAAAGCATAACGCATAGCATCTATAGCGTGGTTATAAGCATCAATAGGTTTATTTAATTTGTTACCTTGTTTGTCTACCATCCATACATAGTTTCTTAACTCGTTAATTAAGTTCTTACTTCTATTTGTAACATATACCTTATTTTGATTAATTAAATTAAGACCATATACAATACTATCCCTACCTTTACTAACTGGTAATACATTATGACCATAACTGTTTAACTCAGCTATTGATTTAGGCTCTGCACTATCAGCGTATATTATATCGTTAACTTCATTTGTTTTAAGCAAGTCGCTAATATCAGAATTAAGCAAACCTTTTTGGTAAACTAACTCATCAAATATAAAAGCATCGTTATACTTGTACATAGCTATTAAACTTGTAGGATCGTTACTGTAACCCCAGTCCATTCCGTAGCATAATAACCTAGCTTCTGCAGGTAAGTTTATTTCTTGCCAATCAGGTATACATACACCCTCTAAAGAACCTGTTAAACCTAGTCCATATACTTGCCACCAGTTAGCCCAATAACTAGAGATCTTGGCTTTTTCTTTTGCTGATTCAATTTCTTTTACAATAGTTTCAGATAACGCTTCATTATCTAAATAAGTAAGTGTAATAAAATCTACATCATCTTGGTTTATTATTTCCCTATCTACCCAAAACAAACTACTAGGGTTATAATCTAACCATATCTCACCACTTGTTCTAATTGCTAATTGATAGTATGAATCAAAATCTACATTGTTGCACTCGTTAACATAAAGTACATTTCTTCTAGCACCCCTTAGTTTATCAGGTTGATCTACACTAAAGAATTCAATATAGCTACCATTACCAAAAGTGTATTTAAGTGTTGACTTATTAAACTGGTTATCTGTGTACCTGCCTAGTGCCATCATTATCTTTAAGAAATCTTTTAATGCACCCCTGCGTAAATGTGGTATAGATTCAGATACTACACTTATTTCTAAGTTAGGTGTTTTAATTGCCCTGTCTATAAGTATAGGTAAAATAGAAAATGTTTTAGAAGCAGAAGTACCACCTCTAACCACCTTTATACGCTTTTTAAGCTTCAATAGCTTCTTTAAAGCAGTAGTTACTATAAATTCCATTATCGTTTATTACAAGTCGCCTAAATCGTTTAAATCAAATATAGGTTGCTCAGTTGTAAGAGTTACATCTTTTGTTTCTCTTGGTTTACCTGCATAGTAGTTATAGAATAATTGTGTGAACTTAAAATCACCACGCTCTAATCCTTTTTCTAATGCAGCAAATGCTAATGGTTCTAATGGGGTTAGCTTTTCTATTAATGCTACTTCTTCTGCTTTTGATTTACGACCACTGTTAGGATGCCCTCCGTTAGATTTTCTTTTGTCCTCCATAATTGAAAAAGATTATTATCAATTTAAAAATAATATAAATAACTAATTGTTATATCAGGCATCTTGTTCTTGTATTTCGTTAGATAATTCTATAATAGTATCGTTAAATTGTTTTTCGCTAAAGGTTGCTGTTATCATTAAACCTTTAAACAGTTGTAGATATTCGTCAAGCGTTACATCGTTGTGTTCTGTTTCAACTATGTACTTGTATCCGTAGTTTTCTATTTGTATTTTCATTTGTATTTTTGTTTTAGTATCTTTCTATAAATATCGTTTACAGATTCTTTATTACATCCTCTATTGTAGTAGAAGTTAATTACTCTTTTTATTCTTTGTAGGTCTGATTGCTTTTGTTTTTCTTTTGCTGTCATAATTTTTCTATTTCTTGTTTAACTTCAAATAAGTACATTGTTTTATCAAATGATTCATTTAAATCACCTGTAATAAATTCTCTTGAAAATTCTACTGCTATTAATGCACATTGTTTAGCAAAACTAACAGTGTTCATTGGAATTAACTTATAATAATCTAACATTAGTTCCATTGCTTTTTCTTTTGGTGTCATAATCTTATTTCTATCTTTTTTGTTGAACAACTTAATTTGTGTACTCCATTTAATTGGTGGCATTTATTACAGTACTCCCAATACTTACTACAATTAATAGCGTCTTCTTCTCTGTTTGTATTTAAGTAAGATTGTCTATATTCATT